CCTGCAGAATCTACCGCGGGAAGATTTGCTATGGAAGATAAAAGAAAATATGGTAAACGAGCACCAGTTCACGGAACAACAAGTGGATATTATTATACCAATTCTACGCATGTGGATGTTGACACTGGACTCAACCTTATCGAGAAGATTCGATCAGAACAGAATTTCCATAAGGAGACTGGTGGGGGGCACATTCTGCATGGTTACTTGGGAGAAAGATGGTCCCCAGATAGCATCCGTAGTATCACAGAGAAACTTATCAATAAGTCTAACCTGGGCTTTTGGGCAACGACATCGGTGTATAGTGTATGTACAAGGGAACACACATTCATACCATCCGCTCAATTTGAATGCCCTATATGTGGGTCTGAGACAGAAGTCTACTCAAGGATTACGGGTTATCTCCAAAAAGTAAGTGGATGGAATAAATCTAAACAGGCAGAATTTAAGGATCGTAAGAGGTATTAAAAAATGGATAGTCCAGATAAAAACTTTTGTTGTCAAGCATGCCAAGAATATAGTAACAAGTACTGCTTTTATCATATGATGAAAGTACGACCACATGAATTATGTCCAGACTTTATATCAATATGGGAGGATGTATAGAATGAAAAGACTACCATTAACTAATTATTCAGGATTTATATTAGTTGATGATGATATCTATGAAATATTTAAAGATCGTAAATTATTTAAAACACCACGAGAATGTATATGTTTTGGGAAAGATATAAAACTACATAGATATATAATGGAATTTCCAAAAAATATGGTTGTTCATCATATAAATAATAATATATTAGATAATAGACGTGAAAACTTGGAAATATTAACACAACGAGCACATCAAAATAAACATAATCATAATAGATATAATATAACCCACCAATTTCCAGGAGCATTTAAAGGTGGAATGAGAAAAGATGGTGTTCAAATATGGAGATGTAGAATGAAAATAAATGGAATACGTAAAAGTTTTGGTTCTTTTCCAGATCCAATAAGTGTACAAATATTAAGGAGGCTAATTGATGACGAAATATAAAACAGGATTTGAACTAGTAGTATTATGTGATGCACATTATGGAAATCCAACCTTTCAAGAACAATTCTTTGAAGAATGTATACAATATATTAAGAATGGTGGAAATCGTTATTGGATATATCTAGGTGATGGTATTGAAAATAATTTAAAGGGAAGTGTTGGAAGTGTATATAATCAGAGTTTAAATCCAATGGAACAAATGGATGGTTTCATAGACTATCTTAAACCTATTAAACATAAATGTGTGGCATGGAATCTTCATAGTAATCATAGTGCACGTACATATAAAGAGGTGGGTATTAATCCTGATGAACTTATGGCACAAAAGCTTGGTATAAAACAAAAACTATGGAGCCCAGCAGTAGGACAATTAGATATTAGTGTAAATGATAATCCATTCACAATTATCCATACACATGGAAGTGCTGGTGCTAGTACAATGGGCGGAAAACTAAATGCATTTAGCAAACTACAAAATAATTATCATGGAAATATATATTTAATGGCACATATGCATTCATTATTCCAATGGAAAGATTATACAATACGTGACAACAAATATGAAGAACGAATAAATATGATAGGTGGGAGCTTTATAGATTATTTCCATGGATATGGACAACAAAAAATGTATAGTCCATTACCAGCTAGTTTTGGAAGTATAACAATAGATAAATATGGTAAAGTTGGATTTGAAAACTTCATATGTGAAGAACCTATAATTAAAGGCTATAGATATTAAGGAGGCAACAGCGTGAGAATACCACCAATGTTAACTATAGCGGGAATTGATTATGAAGTATGTTGGAATGATGGTAAGATAGATAGTGTAGATGAAGATGGTAATGAAATTAAGCTTGAAACTATAGCTAATATTCATTTCCTTGATAATAAAATCAATCTATGTGGAGACTATACCCAACAGACTACAGATATATCATATACTCATGAATTAGTTCATGGTATATTATTTGCAATGGGATATCAACGTGGCTTTGTAGTTGAAGATGATGAAGTAGAACGTTTCACTGAAGGATTTGCTCAGATACTATTACAGATAATGAAACAAATCATTGACTATAATGTAGTCTATCCAGATGAAGAAGAATATGATACTATAGTAATTGATAATAGTATACTTGAGGAGTTGGAAGAATGATAGATCTAGATATATATATTGCAGCAGTGATTGAAGATATACAGGACAATATTGAATTTATGGATAAAGAAGAAATCTATGATCAACTTGATCATATATTAGATGTAATGTTTAAACGTGTTGAAGTTGAAGAAGGATTATAATTTTAGTTCGCTATAGTTCTATTTAACGAAATAAATGAGAGGTAACATCATGGTTGGACCATACAAAAATGAAGATGAAATAATAGAAGCAGTATTATATTGGCAGAACAAGGCATTAGAACTTAAGAAACAGTCTAAGTATTATAAACAACAGTCCTTGGATAAAGATAAAGAAATGAAAGTGATAATGAAAAAAGCATCTTTTATAACAGGAGCTGATGAATGAGGTGATGTAAATGAATGGGAATAGATAGATATATAATATGCTGCTGGAGTACACTATCCATATGTGTACTGGGTATATATTTTTTATATGGACTACAATGAGGTGTTAATATCGAGATAGTAGTATACCTACTTACAATAATAATAGTATTAGATTTAATAAGTATGGCAAGAACAGAAATGAGATGTAAAAACGATAGAAGAAGGTAGATAAAAATGTCGTATGGTGATATACCTAAAAAAGATTTTAGATATGCTACCGGTACCACCAAGAAAACTCCCAAAGAATGGGAGTCACTTGTTGGTAAAGAATTTATATTATATATTTTAAATCATAAATAGGAGAGATAATATGCTAGAGTTTGTAGATACTATAGGGTGGATTGGTACAATTCTTATGTTTGGAGGTTCATTATTAAGCATCTACAAACATAAAGCATGCTGGACATTATGGATTATTGGTGGGTTTGCTATAATTTATCAGTCTATAGTGATATTTAGTTGGAATATTTTAATACTACAAATATTATATATGCCCCTGAATGTGTGGGGCTTCATGCAATGGAGGAATGATGATGGTAATGATAAGAACTAATTTACCACGTATAAAAGTAGATATAACACATAACTATGATTTTTGTAAAGGTTGTGGTATATGTAGTAAAATAGCATGTGAAAGAAAAGTATGGGAGATGATTAAAGATGAGACAAAACTTACTGAAACTGTCGCTAGAATCTCAGAGAAATCTTCTAGTCGTTGCGCAGGTTGCGGCTATTGTGAGCTACTGTGTCCAGATCAGGCAATACATGTCCATGGAGCATGGGGAGTTAACATTTGAAGAAGAGATGGAAGATTTATATTATAGTTTAGGTGATGCTCCCGGTGAACATTACGATGATCAATAAATAAGTAGAGGTGATTGATGTGAAGATTGTGGAATTAGAATTTGGAAATGGAGGAGCGAACATTGTCACCTTTACACGTGATAGTATGGGACGTTTAAAAAGTCAAAAGTTCAAACATACCCACTACATTTATGAAGAAGACCCAAATGGCACACATAAAACATTGTTCGGTGATAAAGTTAAACAAAAGAAGTTTAAAAAATTCTGGGATGTAAAAAGTTATATTAAAACATCTACAAAAGCAACGTATGAGGATGACTTGGCCTACCCTAAAAGGTGGTTAATAGACCATGGAGACAAACTTCAAAGCGAAGGTCAACCAAGAGTTCTTTTCTATGATATAGAGACTACAGGGTTTAGTTCAACTGATGACTTTATAATTAGTATAGTAGCATATGATACCTATAATAAAATGTACTATGATTTCATATGGTACCCAGAACATGAAACATGTAACAGTGAAAGAAAGATGTTACTTGAATTCATGAAGGTAATAAAGAATGTTGATCCAGATATTATTACTGGCTGGAATAGTGATAGGTTTGACCTTCCTTTCATTGTTGATAGGCTTAATATTAACAATGTCCCCACACAGATGCTTAGTAGAATGGGACAAAGTGTTGAACCATACCATACCAATGAAGGAGAAGTTTATAAAATAAGAGGACGTATAGTAATAGATTATCTCAAAGCATTTAAGAAACAACATTATGGTGAAATGGAATCATACAGTTTACAAGCAGTAGCAGAACATGAACTAGGAGTGGGTAAGATTGAAACAGATGTGCTTCCTGGAACCTTATGGGAAGAAAAACGTTACGATGAACTATTGGATTACAACCGCCGTGATGTCGAAATCATGGCAGAACTTGATGAAAAATTACTCATCATCGAATTCCTTGACAGAGTGGCTACTATTGCATCCTGCGATTTCGCAGACACACTATACAACTCCCGCGTCGTTGATTCCTACACACTTAAATATACCAGTTCACGAGGAATTATCCTCCCTTCTAGAAGATTCAATAACAGAAGAACTGACTATGAAGGTGCAAAGGTTCTTACTCCTAAAAAAGGAATCCACGAAAACGTCGGTATCTTTGACCTTGCCTCTCTGTACCCATCCATTATCATTACATGGAACATCTCACCTGAGACGGTTGACAAAGATGATTCCTGGAACCAGCCAAAAGGGTTGGTGCCAACTCTTCTCGAAGACCTTTTCATACTTCGACAAGAATACCGTGACGCAGGCAGAGATAACGATCAGCGAGTTGTTAAAGAAATTATGAACAGTTTTTATGGAGTCATGGCACTACCAACATTTAGATTATACGCAGCAAAAGTTGCATCAGAAACAACAAGACATGGGAGAGATATAATTGAAACTACAAGAGACTTTGTTGAAACACAAGAATATACTGTTATCTACGGGGATACTGATTCCGTATTTGTCGCTGGTATACCTGATATCGATACAGCCAATATGCTTGAAAAAGATATTAATGATGAGTATGACAGTTACATTAGTGGTCTTGGTCTTAATAATCATAGGTTGCGTATTGAATTTGAAGAATTCGCAACTAGAGCAATAATGGTAAAGAAAAAAAGATATGCTATGAAATTAGCAGATGGGAGGTATAAGATTGCAGGATTTCAACTTAAACGTAGTGATACCCAACCTATTACGAAAGTCGTACAGGAAACCATCCTACACCAAATACTGTCAGGTAAAGACAAAGATGAAACCAGAGAGTATTATCATCGAATTAAAGATGAAGTACTTAGCGGTAAACATACGTATGACATAGGTATTCCACGTAAATTTACAAAGAGGTTAGATAAATATGCAAACAATACAGCAGTCAGAGGAGCCCAGTATAGTAATGAGCATTTTGCAGCCCATATTGGTGCTGGTGATAAGTGTTTTATTTATCACATTAAGCATGTTACTTCTGGTATTAGTCCAACTGATGCAATTGCTTTAGAAGATGATGATATATTACCAGAAGGATATATAGTAGATATAACAAAGCATTGGGAACGTATAGATAAAGCACTCTATCCATTATTAGATGATCTAGGAATACTAGAAAAATCTAAACAAACAGGATTAGATGCATTCTTTTAAGGAGTTGAAAATATGAATGGAGTTAAATTTGAATTAGGAACACAGTTTGGACTAGTTGGAGATAAGTTTGGAATGGCAGATATATTATGGTTAAATGGAATAGAATATCAAATCAATGCATATATGATAGATATGGAGGCTGATTGGATTGAAGTTTGAAGAAATAGATGATACATTTGATATAGATGCACACTTTAACTACTGGATGGATATATCTGACCCACGTGGGTCATATCTTCTATCACTTGAACATTTCGAACTAGATGGTGGAGGTAGGTACTGATGATGAGTAAACAAGAACAATTAGATAGAATTAAAGAATTAGACCTTAAGATTAAACGATTATCTAAACAGAATGAAATGGGACCAATTCTAGATAAACTATTAATAGAAGTAATAGATTTAGAAGAAGACTATAAAAAAAGACATGGACGTGACCCAAATGGTCAAATCTAAATATATATACAAGAGATGTAATGAAATACTATGGAGAACAATATTAGGTGATAAATTAAAATGTGGTAGATGTGGTATATTATGTACCCATCACCAATAACTATATAAGCAACAAAAGACATACTAATAGTTGGAGATGGTAAAGATGTTTGAAATATTAAAAAATGATTTAAAACAAATGAAAACACCATTCATACTATTAGTATTTATAGCATTAATGGCGTTACCTAGTATATATGCAGGCGTAAACATAAATGGACTATGGGATCCATATAATAACACAGCATCACTAGGAATAGCAATAGTAGATAATGATAATACAACACTATCAAAAACTACAGTTAATAATATAATAGCCAGTAAATCATTCAACTTTACACTTGAAACCAATGACAATGCAATGAAAAAATTAAATGATGGAACAGTATATTCAGTAATAGTCATACCAGATGGATTCTCAAACTCAGTTAACAGTATAAAAACAACCGACCCATACACATCACAAATATCATTCATAACCAATGATAAACTAAACCCAGTAACAACACGTATAACAGAGGCTGGAGCACGAACAATAGTAGATTCAATGAATGATCAAATAGTAGGAACAACCGGTAAAACAGTATCAAACAAAATAGTAGACACATCAACAACAGCATACGGATATACTGAAACAGCACAAACAAACCTAAAAAAATTACCAGTAAACAATACAACAGCAGCACCAATAAAAACAACAAACAACTACCTAACATTAGTAAATAATAAACTATCAATGCTATCTAGCATAGATACAGGAGCAGTATATAACTGGTTCCATAACCCATTAACAATGGATAGTAAACACATAAACATTATCAATAAATATGGTAGTGCAATAGCACCATTCTATGTATCAATATCATTATGGGTAGGAGCATTACTAACACTCTCAGTATTATCAGTACGTACCAGAATAAAAACAACACCACGTAAAACATACTTCGGTAAAATGTTAACATTCATAGTAATAGCAATAGGACAGGCTATACTAATGACCATAACATTAACAATATTAGGTGTTCAATACACATCAACTAGTACATTAATGCTAACCTTAACAGCATTATCAATAATGTTCATGATAATAATATACAGCATGGTATCATTATTCGGTAATGTAGGTAAATTCATAGCAATAATATTACTAGTATTCCAAGTCAGTGCCACTGGTGGAATATTCCCAGTCGAAATGCAATCAATAGTATTCCAAATAATCAGCACATACCTACCAATAACATATGCAATAACAGTACTACGTGAAACAATAATAAACACTAATAACATGATATTAATATATAACCTATCAATAATCGCATTAATGACAATAGGCTCTATAATAATATCCACACTAACTAAAAATATAATCCAATCAGGATTAGATAAAATATATAACATAACAAAAAAATCAGAACTATTCGACTAGATGGGTATAAAATATACCCATCACACATAACTATATAAGTAACAAAAGACAATGTATAACTATGAAAGTACAAACAATAATATTCACAATAATGGTTTTAATCGGTGCATTAATGGCATCACAACCTGTAGGAACTAATTTCGATGTATCAGTTTCTGACATATCAGATAATGATATCGGAACAGTCAGAGCAAGCTGCACAAATAATGGCGACGGTACATTCCACATAACAATGGATACAACAACAATGAACACACCTAACTGGAAAGTTGTCATGATGCATGAAATCGGCCATGTCAACAACTGGAATGGTAGTGAAGAAGATGCAGATAACTTCGCAAATGCACAAGGCGTTGGATACATACACGATGCATCATACTAATAAGGAGGAATAAGATAATATGGTAAGTACAAAAGAGGGAAGTGAATATCTTCCCAAAAATTATTGGTATCCAGGAATGAATAAAGGAAAAGCAGGAAAAGGATATCGAAACGATATACCACTGGGAATACTAGGAGGACCATGTGAAGGATCATGGATCAACCCAAAATGCACAGGAACAATAATAAGTCTAAAAATGAATATAAGCAGTAGAGGATTTGAAACAACCAGTGAAAAAGTATGTGAAACATGTGGAGCACTATACCCAAGTCCATACCAACTAGGAGGAGGAGTCACACCAGACAAACCACCCAAAAGAAAAAAATACCATACAAAAACAACAGAAATAGACGATGCACTAACTAAATATTATAACACAGATGGAAAAGAAATATATGCCAAAAAAGTAGAACTAGACAAAGAAAGTGGTAGAACCAAGAAACACTTCTTAACTAAAAATGTTAGACTAGGAGAAATCAAAACCACCGAATATGAAATAGAATATGACCACTACTGGGAAACACATGAATCATGGTTTAATGATAATACCAATGAACCAACACATGAACCAGACAGTAGCAGTGAATCATATAAAGAAGGAGAAGAACCAGAAGTATTGAAGGATATGTTCTATTGGACAGAAGAACAAGTACGTATAGGTAAAAAACTAAAACTAGCCAATCCAAAACATACTATATACTATAATCGTAGTAAGGAAGAAAAGGCAGAATATGATCTAGCATTACGTATGCGTATGGTAGAGGCAATAGCTTCAGGTATGGAACTTAATAAGTTACAGGTAGATCAAGTTAAATATGTAATAAAGAAACATCCAGGACTAATGAAGATAGACTCATCTATAGAAGATATAATTACATGTGTATGTGTATCAACAATGAGTATGAACTACGATGATGAACATGTAGATGACCTACTTTCAGAGATGATAGAAGACTACAACATTAATATACAATTGTTCAACATAGTAGACCCAATAGTGTATGAATGTTCAAGGTAGTAAAAACGCATTCGTCTACTAGTATAGTGAGGAGAAAAGATATAGTATATTAAATAATATATTATATCTTATTTTTTTTATCGATCATAACTCATCATATTTACAATTATCGCAAACTATATAAAGGAGGTGAGTGGCCATGACAATAGAACAAATCATAGAAAGGCAATTCAAAGAACGGAAAATCAAACTTGAAGAACCACTCGAAGAATGGGCAGAAGAGGAATAAAATGACAAAAGACTATTTCAGAAAACAATATAATACATATATGAAGAATTATAAACAAAGGAGAGATAAATAATGGAAATAAAAATAACACCTAAAATAAAAGACTATGTAACAACATTATTATTTGCAGCAGTCCCAGTAATAATAGCATACCAAGCACAAATAGGAGCATACATACCAGTAGAATACGCATTACTATTCACAATAGGAATGGGAATACTATCACAAATTGCAGCAAACAAAAGAACAGAAATAGCACAAGCAACAGTAATAGTAAATGATAAAATAGTACAAGCCAACGACATCATAGATGACAACCAAGCAAAACTAGAATTACTACAAGCAGAAATAGATGCAAAACAAGAAGAAATTAAACGAATAGCTGGACTAAGAAGATTAGTAGAGGAACCAGTCTCCGAAGAATTACCCATTGATATAGATGAAGTAGCATAAACATACTACTTTCATGGTAGTTGGAGATGACCACAAATGTACACATCAGATGAAGTATTAAGAGACTTAGATAAATTTAAATTAGATGCACTCCAACGCCTAATACGACTAGAAATGAGAGTCGATGAACTTGACACTAAAGATACCAATATAGAAGAAGATATCCTTGAACTAAAAAAGGCGTTAATAAAAGAAACAGATACACTACATGAAAAAGTAGAATATATACAACAAGAAATGCCTAGCAGTACCACTAATAAGATTATGTTCTCAGTATTTGGAGCAACACTATCATTTTTATTTGCTATGATACTACTGTATGTGAGGTGAATAGTGATGCTATCAGAAGAAATAGTATTAAACATACTATATAGTGGACTAGCAAGTGTAGCATTCTTCTACGTATATAAGAAAAGTAAACTAATAGTAATGTTACTAGCAGGAATACTAACATACATTGAACTACTAGCCAGAGTATTAAACATAAGCTACAGTCCACTAATAGGTATACAAGGAATAAACATACTAATGATACCAGAACTACTAATACTAATATATATGATATGGTACACCTGGAGAGATGGATTCAACTGGATACCAGTAATGATAACCGGACTACTAAGCACATTCCTAATACTAATAGGTATAGGACACACATTCTATGGAGACATAGGAGTAATGTTTGGACTCATATGTATCATATGGGTAAACCAAAGCTGCACACCATGTAACATTAACCCATTCGAATGTAATAAGATAGATGCAGATAGATGTAATATGCAAGAACATAGTCGAACTATTGATGCCTGGAGGAAAGAATTGTAGGTTCGATTCCTACACATCATTTTTTATTTAACCGTGCACTGATGCCAGGATGCATGGCATCATATATGCAAATGCAATGCACTTATAATGGAGGTGAAATGATATGATAAATGTACCTGGACCTATAGCAAGAAGTGAATTTAGGGCTGAGATTGATGATATGTTAAGTGAAGGTGAGACATATGTTGCTATTAGTAACTGGCTTAGGAATAATGGGGAAGTTATCAGTCGTAATCTATTAGCTAAGTATCATAAGTTCTGTTTCAATCCTAATGATCGTGCTGTTGAATTATATACACAAGCCGATAGTGAAGCACGTTTAACTGAGGCTGCAAAGAAGCAGGTTAATACACTTAACTTATATGATAAACTTATAGAGGCTGGTGAAGATGTATCACCTACACTTATTGATGAACGTAGTCGTATAGACTTTGCACTTAAAGCAGCTAAACAACGTGAAGATTTCTTACGTGAACATGGTGATAGTAGTGCAGAAGAACAGACACAGATACTACGAGAGATACGTGATGAGCTAATTAAAGGTAGTCTTAATGATATAATAGAAGGGATAAGTAATGACAGAGTCAAGAAAAGAATCACTGAAGCAACAACTGATCCTTGATGCCCTTGCTTATCAAAGTCCATTAGGGTTAGCATTAGTAGATGATAACATCTATGAAGCACCCAAACATTTACAGTTACTTAATAAGAAACTAATGCAAGTAAGTACAGGTGACATAAGTAGGCTTGCAGTATTCATGCCTCCACGTCATGGTAAGAGTGAACTATGCTCTAAGTATTTCCCTGCATGGTATCTTGGTACCCATCCTGAAGATAGAGTGATACTCACAAGTTATGAGGCAGACTTCGCAGCAACCTGGGGACAAAAGGTTAGAGACATATTTAAAGAACATAATAGTATATTTGGGGTGAAAGTAAATGATAGAAGCGCAGCTCGTAATAGGTGGGACATTGCTGGGCATCGTGGCGGGATGGGTACCGCTGGTGTTGGCGGTCCAATCACAGGAAAAGGGGCAGAAATCCTCATCATCGATGATCCAGTCAAGAATGCAGAGCAAGCAAATAGTACTACATTCAGAGAAAAGGCAAAGGAATGGTACAACAGTACAGCATATACAAGACTAACACCAAGTGGTAAAGTTATACTTATACAAACAAGATGGCATGAAGATGATCTAGGTGGATGGTTATTAGAAGAGAGTGAAGATGATTGGACAATTATAAACTTCCCTGCATTTGCAGAGGAACATGATATACTTGGACGTAATCCTGGCGATGCACTATGGCCTGAACTATGGACATGTGATAAGTTAGAACAGAAGAAGCAACAACTTGGTAACTACTGGTTCAGTGCAATGTATCAACAAAGTCCACAACCATTAGAAGGTGGTATACTTAAACGTTCATGGTTACGATATTATCATGATGCACCTGTACAAGAATATAGTACATATACAGGATGGGATCTTGCTATCAGTGAAAAGGAAACAGCAGACTATACATGTAGTTGTACTGTTAAACTTGGAAGAGATGGACATATCTATATCATGGATTGGACAAGAGATCGAATAGACTTTCCCTCACAAGTAAATGCAGTATTAAATAAACAACATCAATATAATAGTGATATCATAGCAATAGAAGAAGTAGCATATCAAGCAGCATTGCCTCAAGCATTACGTAAGTATCGTTTACCAGTACGTGGAATTAAAGTAACACGTGACAAGGTAACTAAGATACAAGGTACCTTTCTATTATTTGAACAGGGATTGGTACATCTACCTGATACACATCCATTAAAGGGTGAGTTTGAGAATGAGTATGCAATGTTTCCAAGTGGTAAACATGATGATCTTCTTGATGCTACTGAACTTGCAATAAGTCAGGCAATGTATGGACATAATGCATATACAAGTACTAAGAGTAGTTATGATTTCAGTAAGCGTAAGAAGAGACAAAGTGAAAGGAGAAGATAAGTATGGAACTTGAACTCATGAATATATTTCATTTATATATTGATGATATGTTAATAGCTATGCGTGTTAACTGTACAAAGAAACAATTAACAGATGAACTTAAAGCATATGCATCAGTTGAACCATCCTTTAGACAGGTAAAGTTTAAGACACATATGATTAAGAAAGGATATAAGTTTTATTATGAAGGGAGGTGATTAACAATGGGAGTATTAGATGGATTAAGATTAAGATTAAGTGCAGCATTATCACCTCAACAAATGTCACGTCAATATAGTAAGTCTAAGTTAGAGAATGATCAGATAGCATTTAGTCTACAATATCGTGGTACAGAATTAAACTTTGAAGATTATGATAAGATGCTTATGGATCCACAGATTAAGAGTGGATATGAATTGATACGTATGTTTCTATTAAGTCGTAAGGTTATTATTAATCCTGCAAGTGAAGATGAACAAGATGTAGAGATTGCAAATTCATTAGAAGTAGCATTAGATAATATGAAGTATCCTATGCGTAAGGTACGTAATGATATGTATAGTGCAATAGTATATGGATATAGTGTAAGTGAATTGGTATGGGGTATGGATGATAAGACAGAACAGATTACAATGGAACGTATACGACCTATACCAATTGATACAATAGAACATTGCTTCCGATATGATGATATGGGTGATGTTGAAACTGTAATACAAACTGTTGATGAAGAAGAGATTGAAATACCAGCAGATAAATGTTTAATCTATACTTATGATGAAACCTTTGGTAATAGGTATGGTACATCTATATTAGATGGTGTATATGATAACTGGTATATGAAACAGAAGATATTATCATGGTGGAATGTGTTCTTACAGAAACATGAAGGACCAACACTCGCAGGATTCATGGAGAATCCAATGTTTAAAGATGAATTCCGTGACCAACTTGATGAGATACGTGAAGGACGTGCCAATATTACAGCTGGTATTAATGATCGTATAGAAGTCATAGAGAGTAGTCATAGGGGTGAAGGATTTAAAGATGCAATAGATTATCATGATGTTATGATATTCCGTAAGATGAACATTGGTACTATGATACTTGGTCAGCAAGATGGAGCAGGTGCATATGCACAATCACAGACACAATTCGATACGTTAAGTATATTTCTTGATGGTATTCATGACGATATAGCTACAGAATTACAGATGAAGATTAATGAGTTAGTCGACATGAATTGGAATGTGGAGGATTATCCAACTATAGGTTTTGAAACATTTGAAGAGAAAGATTTATTAGGATTACTTAAAGCTATTGAACCATTAATACGTGACATGGCAGTTGACCCTAATGATGCATGGTTCAGACATTTACTTGCAGATATAGTAAGTAGATATAGTGATATAGATGTAAGTGAACTACTTGAAGATCCTGATGAAGAAGATATACAACAGGAACAAGAACAGCCAGTACAACCAGTAGCACCTACACCAGAGAATCCAGTAGTACCTACACCTGAAGATAAGGAAGAAGTCAATAAAGATAAGACAACAGAGATATTAGATAAGCTTGACATAACAAGTTTACCAGGCACTGATACAACTAAGAAGGTGTAATACAATGGCATTAGATGATAAAGCATTGAAAGTGTTAAAGAAGAAACAGGCAGCACTAATTAAACGTATGAGTGCAGTAATCATTGGTGTATATGATACATATGGTATACATATTAGTAAAGCTAAGAATCTTGTAATGCTTAATGCATTATCATCTATTAATATGTTTAAGACACCATATGGTACAGAGGCAATGAGTCAATATGATAAACTTGTACAACAAGCATTTATGGTTGGAACTAAGAGTCAAGGTGGTACAAAGACTGCCTTGACCAATACATATAGTCAAGTATTAAGTGATAATGCTAATAAGTTCATATATGATATGGGTGAAAGAGTTAGCACTAATTTGTTAGAAGTTATAAGTAAAGGTAATGCAAATCCTGAGATGACATTTAATGATATTATGCGTGATGTACGTACTCAATTGAATAATGAAACATATCAGGCAACACGTATTGTTCGAACTGAAACTATGCGTGCAAGTAATAGTGCAGCATATATACAAGCTAAGAGTGAAGGTAAACAGTATTGGATAGCTGATAATAGAGATGAAGCATGTGAAATATGTGCAGATTTATATGAAGGCCAAGTCTTTACAATGGATAATACAGCTGATTTACCTCCAGTACATCCTAATTGTGCATGTGTACCTGAATTCTTTGATATAGAATCAGAGGCACAGGGATGGGCAGATGATATCCAACAAGAGAATGAAAACTTACGTAATGGTGAGCAGCCTACAACAGATGGACAAGGTGCTTGGACTGGTAAACAGTATGGTGAAGGTGAAGTAACAGTTACTGTTGAAAAATAAAGAATATAGAGGAGTAGATAATTATGCCTTATCCTAATGAACATGCAGCCAGGGTTATTGAACCTGGCACATGTGACAGTTTTAAACGTATGAATCAAGGTAGTGGTGTTAGTCTTATATTATGTATAAAAGGTGGTAAGTCTAGTGCACAAGCATATAGATTTGATAAGACTAAGTTCACACCTGAACAAGCAAAGAAATGGTTGAAAGATCATAAGATTAAACCTATAAGTTTTGAAGCAGCAAGTGAATCTAAAGATGTAACTGCTAAGGTATCAATGACTGCAAGTAAGTCATTAGATGGTAAGATATGGAGTAGTGGATTACATCATGTGTTTGTTAATGATAAACCTGCACGTGTATATGTACCTGAAACAACTATTATAGAAACATTTAATAATATGAAAGAAACAATTGCAGCAGAAGGCTCAATTGGTTTAGGGATTGATCATTTAAGTAATGATATATTAGATGATAATGATATACTAAGAAAGTTAAACCTGTTAGATGTTGGTGCTGTTAGTAGTATTGTTACTGATGGTTCTGGTATCTTTATACGTGAATCAAACATCACCAATGATGCAATACGAAACTTACATGATCAGGGTGAATTACCTGCATATAGTATTGTCGGAGGTATGGACGCCAAGCCTTGTCCAAGTGGGAAGGCGGATTACGTCGTGGATCATATAGATGTAGAAAGAATTGACATTGTGGGTGAAGGCGGTTGTGAATCCTGCAAGGTTGGCGTTCAGCCATCCAATATAATATTAACCGCTAAGTTAAGTAGTAAGGAGGAGTTAGATATGGTAGAAGCAAATGAAGCTCCTATTAAGGAAGCTGTTGAAGAAGTAGTTGATGAAACAGTTCCTGAAGAGGTTGCAGAAGAAGTAGTTGAAGAAGTTAAAGCTAAAGAAGAAGTTGAAGAAGTTACAGCTGTTGAAGAAGAACTATCAGAGTTAGATATAGTTAAGAAAGAATTAGCTGAACTTAAAGATATGTTAGGTGGTAAGAAGCCTAAGGTTGAAGCAAGTAAATCAGACTTTGATATCGAAGGTGAAATATCTAAACTTATACATGCTGGTAAAGCAACACCTGCAATGAAGGAGATGTTAACTAAAGTAGCAGAACAGAGTGAAGATGCATTCCATGCAATGGCAGCTAGTATGCCTAAGTTTGTTTCTATGAAGATGGAAAGTAAACTTGCTAAGATAGAAGAAGAAGTCAAGAAACCTAAGAAGACTCCTGAAGAAGAATGGGAATCTGAATATGGTGAAATGGCTAGAAGATTTAGAGTATAAATTATATAAATAAAAAGGTGATTTAGAATGGTACAGAGAAACGTATTTATGAGGAACTTCCCAGTATTAAGCATGAAATTAAGCGAAGGAACATTAACAAGATCCAATGCAATTGGACCTAATGGTGGACGTATTGATGGTATGGTTGTTTATTCCGCACCACTCGTCAAAGGTGATATGGTTATTATGGATGCAGCATGCACAGATAAAGGTGTACTAATGGCAGTTAAAGCGACTGTATCTGCAGTTGGATTAGTTCATGGTGTATTAGTATCTTCACCTTTCGGTGTCGATGCAGTAACAGTCTCCGGACAGACTCCAGCAACCGCACAGAAAAGAGTTGCAGATGTTGCTCTCTTTGGTTTAGGTGTTATATCTGTAGTGATTGCAACTGGTGAAACAATGGTTCCTGGAGATTCAATAGGACCAGACAGTGCAGTAGCTAATACATTTGCAGTTAAAGAATCAGCAGCTTCAGCAACACTTGCATCCAATGGTGGATTAATGGCTCTTGGATATGGAGTTGCAACAGAAAGTGTACCTGCATTAATTAACGCAACATTCGCAGTAGCAGAATAATACTGTTACTATATATTTTTATATTATCACATCGTAGTCGAACTCACATATATTTATCGTATATTAATGGAGGAATTTAATATGGCAGCAAGAACAATGGATCCTAGGCAAGCATTACAGCCTATATTTTTAGAAGGTATTGTTAATAAAAAACTGGAGC